AAGGAATATCTTTTACAATATGTGCAGTAGTATTTTGTGTTTGGTTGGTTTGTGTTGTAGTAGATGTAAGTTTTACTGTAGCAGTAACTTGTGCTGTATGCACATTAGCTAATGTCAATCCTATAATAACAACAGTGCTTCCAGATTGTGTTGTATAAAGTGTCTCGTCAGTATCTGCACTTTGCGACATCACATCTCTTGTGATTACTTTAAATGTATTTGCCATAATATTATCCTAACGCTATTGCTAAAGCTGTTGCCTCATCTGATGCCTCTGTTAATGTTATTGCAGATATATCACTTCTTGTTTCTGCTGCACTTCTACCCTCTAATCCGTTTGCTGTAAATCTTGCAAAGTCATCATCAGCAACACTCGCATGATCTATCTTTACAGCATTTGTATTAGCTATGCCAAAGGTTAACGATGCCTGACCACCTATATCTGATAGCACCTCACTTGCTGACCTACCTTCGATAGAGGTTCCTGCAACTCTAAGAAAATCATCATCTGCTACACCACTAGTGAATATAGGAATATTAGTATCAGATATTCCAAAAGTTAAACTAGCTTGACCACCAATGTCAGATAAAACTTCACTTGCTGATCTACCCTCTATTGATGTTCCGTCTACACGCAAGAAGTCATTGTCAGCAACACCAGATGTAAATTTTGCTACGTTGGTATTAGAAATACCAGTGTCTAATGTTGCAGCTGTGCCTAACCCTAAAGATGTTCTAACTGTTGCTCCAGTTTCTAAAACAAAATTAGATCCATCACCTACAATAAAACCACTATCTGTTACCGCTAATCCAGCAACATCCTGTAGTTGCGCATCTAGTCTTGCATTTGGCACAGTACCACTTGATAGATTAGAAGCATTTAATGCGGTTAAATTACTACCATTTGCTGCAACTATATTCCCACTTGCATCTAAAAACACTGTCTTTGATGCTGGTAATGTGCAAAAAATAGTTTTTGTTCCTGCACTAAAATCAACAGCACTATCGCTATTTGAGCTACTTATTATTGTAGTTCTAGCTAAAGTATCTGGACTAGCATCAGTGATAGTGCCAAGACCGACTTCAAACTCTGCTGTGCCAGGCAATGTGATTGCATAGTATGTAGTATTACCATCACCTACTCCTGCAACAAATGTTTCAAAACCAGTTACAGCACCAGCTAAATTAAATGTGCCAGTACCAGTTGTAGTTGTTGTTTCTTTTACTCTGTCGTTTATTACTAACGCCATTACTTCAACTCTATTGTTAGGTTACCTGCATTAATTCTAAATATGTCACCACTAGCTATCGCTTTACTTGCATCTAACGCACCAACAAAAAGAATATTACCACTACTAGATGCGTCAGCAAGAAACACATGAGTTATTGTATCTGTTCCTCCACCACCAGATGCTGGAAACTCTATATTAGCTGCATTTGTTGCAGTTTGTGTATCTGTTGAATCTGCTCCTATTGTAGTCCAATTCGATGCTGTAACTTGCTGTCTTGCATAATTTGTAAAGTCTGCTTCTGTTAAAGAACCAGTTTCTGCTGCACTCACTGCTGTTGCAAGTCCAACATAAATACTATCACCAGGAGATGAGAAACTAAGTGAGTTATTTTTAAAAATAAAATGTAATAGTCTTCTCTCTAGATAATTGGTTGCTGCATTTGATGTTGCCATTTTCTACTCCTATGTTCTCGGTCTGGCGGGTAAACCAACTCTGTTTGCGTCTGTATTCTCTCGTGCTTCTCCTAGATCTTTTAAGCGTTCCATGTATTGCAAGTATGTATTATTATAATTTTGAATAACATCTGTCTCACCCTTCATAAAAGTATAGGCTTCAATCAAAGATCCGTACAATAAAGCAAAAGGAGCATTAGTGCTAATCCAAGTGGTACCGCTGTCAGCCCCCGCTGTTATGCTGGTGGGTCTATAATAATAATGTAATTCTATGGTGTAGTTACTATCTGGTGTTGGTGCTAACATAAAATTATTTTCATCAAATCTTGCATAATACTTTGGTAAACCTGTAGTGCTAGCAGCAGGGGTATACTCTCTTAAATAATTAACATCTTTTTGTAATAAAAAACTTTCAGAACCAGACGTAGTTATCTGTAAAGAAAAAGATGCAAGATAATCACTAGGAACCGTTAAAAACTGATCTGATGAAGTCAATGCACTTGTTACATTTTTTCTAAAAATGTCTAAATCTACACTTTTAAATATTTTTTCTTCAGCAGCTTTTATAAAATTATTTAAATTATTAACAAAAATGGTTTCACTATTATCTGTGTAATCCTGTATTGCTGTCTTTAATGTTGCTAACGTAAAACTCATATCATGCACTCACCGTTATTGGTCCAGCTGTAGCTCGACTACCGCCCCCTACAATACCCCCTATTGTAGCCGTTTGTCCATTAGCTGTAAATGTATAAGTATCTGTTGTTGCAACTGTGATACTATAGCCAACAGCTTGCTCTAATACAGCTTTTGTAAAACCATCAAAGCCATTAACTGTCCTAAATCTAACAGTATCACCCGTAGTTCTACCGTGACCAAACTCTCTTACGGTTATTACGCCTGATCCTGAAGAGCTAGATATAAAAGGATTTAAAACTAAAAGAACCTCCACGTCATTTTCTGTTCTGCTAGGTCTAGCATCTCGTAAAGCCTCAGCATCTGAAACGGTTCTAAACGGGCCTAATTGGGGATGTTTGGCTTCAAATTCATCAGGTCCCACTAAAGAACCGTTCCATTCTTTTTTTAAATCACGGTATCTATATTTCATACCTGATCTATCTGATATACCAAAAGCATGTTTACCTGTTGCAAATCTTGCCATCAATTAGACCTCAAATAAGCATATTGCGGACTTACAGTAAAACTTGACCTGTCTCGGTCCTCTCCCATAGCTCTTTCAAATTCTTCTTCATAAATAGCTTTTAACATTTGTGTTCTTTGTGGCGCTTTTTTTAAAGAAAGATAATATGCCAGACCTGCTGTTAAACATGGATAAAATCTAAAAGGAACGTCCATAGTATTGATTTGAGAATCTACATCTTCTATTCTTGTCAAAGCATCATAATGTATAACATCTGTGCTGTTCTCAGGAGTAGGCCATATTTTTAAATTAGGCGTTATCTGCCGATCTAAAAAAAATTGTGTAGGTCTACCCGTGGTGCTTTTGTTAGGGACAGCTAAATCATCTGATCTACTTACTCTATTCATAGAAAAATCTGTTCCAGAACGTCTTACAACTAAATTTAATATGTCTATTACATCTGTTGCTAAAGAATATTCTCTAGTTCCAGAGGTAAGAGCTTGCGTTCTTTGTGTTATAGTCCATTGATTTAGACCCCTGTTTGCCCACTCTGCAAACATTAAATTTAAAGATCTTCTAGCTGTAGTTAAATCATAACCTGTTCTTATTTCTAAACCACATCTTTCATAGGCTTCTTCTACATATTCTGCGGCATCAGGTTCAAAGTTTGTTGAATTAGATGTTGCCATATCATGTCCTTACTTTTGTTTTCTTACGTCTATCAGACATAACAACACCACAACCCCTCGCAACAATAGTGCCTTTTTCGGTTTTACCATTATAAGGTCTTTTAGCTTTAGTTGACGTTACTGCTCCGCCTGATCCCATTTTTTTAACCTTTGCAGGTTTAGTATTTGCAACGAAAGTTTTACCTTTTGCGCCCTCTCTTTTCTTTTTACGAGCTGTCGCAGCTCGTTGTGACTTAGTTAAACTGTTAGCTTTTGATCTAGGCAAACACCTGTCAGGATTTTTTTTATCTTTTGAAGTCCCACATTTTCCCTTGATTTTCCCATCAGTTCCTATGCGAACCCAGTCTTGTTTTACCCAATCTTTCAGTGCACCCATTATTTTTTACCTTTTGCGCCTTTTGCATAATTAGGATCTTTACAATACTTTGAAGCAGCCATGTTTGCGTATGCGCTTGGATATGTATCAAAAGTTCTTTTAGCCCAAGCTTTCCCTGCAGGACAAATTTTACTGCCTTTTGATTTTTTTGACGCAGCTCCACCCCTTTTAAAATAAGTAACATTTAACTTAGAAGGTTTAGGACCTGTTCTTACTACAGATGTCATGTTTGCCTCGCTTTCCTAATTTGTTCTTTGCCTTTTTTAAATATGCTTGCCACTTGTGTTTTACCCATAAC